TCTCCCGCCGGGCTTTTTCTTCCGGCGTGCGATTCTTTCTGGCCATATGTATAACCTCCTGTGTGATGCTTCTATTTTACACCACTCAGGAGGTTTACACATAATTTGAAGAAGTCTCGGGTTGATGATCCCCATACCGGCTACCTGCTGGTCATACTGGCGTTGCAGGCGCTCGGTCGTCTCCTGTTCTGCGCGAATCCGGGCCGCTCTGGCGGCGGCATTGTCCTGGTGCGACTGTCCGCCTTCCTGGCGCTGACTTGCGGGGCCAGCGTTATCCCCTTCGCCGGGGTCCTGGTGGTTTTCGGTCACATCTTCTTCCTGAGAGTCCACGACACTCTCCTGACCAGCGGTTTCCTGTTCGGTCACCTGGTTTTCAAGTTCTTCCATGCTGTTCTCCTTTCGCCGTTATTCGCCCCGGCCGCGAAATAAAAAAGCGTGAGCAACCTGTAAGGATTTCTTACAAGTTACCCACGCTCGGGTCCTCCGACGGAACGCTTACCGTCGGGAGCAATGTTTACTTGATTTCTTTCCGTTGCACCTGTATCACCTTCACCCCGTCTTTAACGGGGATCAGTTCCACTCTGTCGCCTTTGGCAAGAATGGATTCAATGGCCTTGATGGTATCACCACTCACTGCTCTGCCACCACCTTCCCCTTGTTTTCGCACTTGGGGTCCCGGCAGATATAGAGGATTTTTCCTTCTCTCCGGACCACCTGGCAGTCCGTCTTACACCGTGGGCACAGCACTTGCACCGCCTCCCATCATGTCAAACTGGGCCGCCGTGGGGTTGCCGCCCATCTGGCCCGTAGGCACCTGCTGGGCGCTCTGCATCTGCTGAACTGTCTGCTGGGCGGTCACAGCCTGGGTCACAAGCTGCAAAAGCTGGGGATTCTGTGCGAGGGCCTGCACGATCTCAGGCGGCACCGCCGGGGCAAACTTGCTTTCCCAGTCCTGGATGATCTCCTGCTTCTGCGGGATGTCCAGCACGTCCACCATGGCCTCAAACAGCTTGTAATTGTCCGGGGTGACCTGCGCCGCAACAAGGTTTTGGAGGGCCTGGAGCGTCGCCGCCTTGCTACGGATCACGCCGTCACCAGCGTTTACGGTCACATCCACCCGGGGCCAGTACCGGCGCTTCTCAGAAATGATGTCACCGGTCATAAAGTCACGCTGAACCGGTACATAACCAGCCATCCGGTCGGAATTGAAGCTGAAATTCACCGGGTCTTCGTCCGGCTTCTCTGCCCCGATAAAGATTTGCCGCTCCTCGTCGTAGAACTCCAGCACCGACCAGTCAATCAGCTCATAAAGCCGCTCAAAACCGGCGTTTCGGTCGGCCTTTTTGATCTCCATTTGGGTGTCTACGTCGGAGCGAATCATAGCCAGCTCAGAAGCCGTCTTGACAGAACTGGAGACCTTGCCCTGGTTGGTCTCATAGTTGCGGTTGGTGCGCTGGATCTGAGTGAGCAGCCACTCCACCATAGGAAGGGAATTAGAACCGCTGTTCAGTCCGCCCAGGCGGGCAATCTTTCCGACGGCGTTCTGCCGGACGGTAACCACAGCACCGGGGACGTTGGTAAACTCCTCACCAGGGGCAAGGGCGTTTTCCTCCACCAGCACAATGTCGTTGGCGGTAAAGGCGTCATTCAGCAGGCCATTGGCAAGTTCCCTGTCGGCTGCGTCCACCATGGGAATGATAGGCTCCAGCTCAGAACGGTTATAGAACTGGTTTTCGTCCCGAATCCGCCAGTAATGGACGAACGGGAAAAGCCGGTTCTGATCGCCGGTGCGCGCCCAATAATCCGGATTGTGCTTGACCTCATGCCCACCGGCCTGAATGGTATAGCCCACTCGGCCGGTCTCCGGGTCTTTGTACCAAAACTCCATCACCTGCACGGTATCTTCGGAGTCCTCGACATTGGGGGTCACCATGTCAAAAATGCCGCCACGCTCCGTGTACTCGCTCTCCAAAATGGTGTCTACCGTCATGCCATCCTTGCGCAGCGCGTCCCCGTAGGTTTGCCAAAACACCACCTTGTGGAGCCGGTAGAGATAGGCCACATACTGCCCAGCCTGGATGCCGTCCGGGCCTGCGGTGGGGTCGATGTACAGCGCATCCACCGGAACGTCCCGCACTCGGATGTCGCCCCAGTTGGGGCCGCAGGGCATACCATCGTCCCAGTACACTTTCCAAAAGGCGTCGCCGTACTTGGTCAGCCGCCGTTCATTGCTGGTGTTGAGATCGTCCAGGCGGTTGTTTTGGCAGACGAACTTGCACGCATATTCACGCTGTTTGGCCTTGCTGCTGTCCAGATCGTCGTCCCGCCCCCGGAACTCCGGCTCGGGCACCACGGGGTCCACCTGGCTCTCGACCATAATAAACGGGTCAGGCACCACCGCCGGGTCCCATCCAATGTCAGAGTCCCGCACGGCCTCCCGGATCTCGTCCGATACCGCGTGGATGAAATTATAGTAATCGTTGTACCGCACCCACTCCGTCTCGCGGAATGTGCGGGCGTTTTTGGCCTTGGCAAAGAGCTGCCCCGCCGTTTCCTCCCTGGCCTGCCGGTCAGAAAAATCATATCCGGGGATTGCTCCTCTCTTTTTCTTAGGCACGGCGGCGTCTCCTCCTGTCCTTTGCGTTGAGTATGTCTATCAGCTTCTTGTGGGGTTCCTCCGGCGTCTCCAGAACCACCATGGACTGCTGGGGCCGGATGTGGTTTGCAATGGCAAGGCTCATGACCAGGTCGTCATGCTTGCCCGGTAGCGCCTCGGCGCGTCCTTTGTCGTTCTTGGCGAAGCTGAGCATTTCGGCCAGTGTGGCATCGTCCACGATGTTCTCCAGGTTGTCCCGGGCCGCCTCCACCAGCTCGGCAATGATAACCGGCCGTGTGGCCGTGTTGGTGTTGAATCCATAGGCCTTTTTGAGCGCCCCGGTATAGGTGTCTGTCTGCTCCCGGGTGTACTGCCTCGGATAGTTCAGCCGTTGCAGCTCCTTGACGGGGTGGGTGCTGTAATTGACCTCGACACCCACCAACGCCTCGTTGTAGTACATACCCAGGCAGTAAATTTGACGGGCAAATACATCCTCGTCCATTTTTCCGTGCAGGACTGCCACCTGCTCCCCTGTGGTGTTGTCCAGCACATGGGCCGCGAAGAAGTCACTCCATGCCGTCCCGCTGTCTCCGGCGGTATCTCCGCCTATGACGTACGGCACACCATCCGCAGGCTGCTTGTAAATGGTTATATCCCCATCGGCGCACGGCTCCCAGGTGATCCCGGCAACCGTCAGGCCGTCGTACTCATAGACAAATCGGCCACGCTCCCCGGCCTTGGCCTTTGTGGCCTGCCGCCATGCGGCTAATGCCGTGAATGGGGGGGCTGAATAATGGCAAAGGCAACCCAGACAACCACAAAGAAAACCACCAAGACCACGCGGAAAACGGTGATCGGCGGCAGCAAACCCGGAAAGACCTGCCCCACTTGCCATAAGCCCCTATGAGCAGCCGGCACATTGAGGACCGCCGCCGGGTCGAGTCCGTCACCAGCACCAAGCGCCTGATGGACGCCATCAACGGCACTGTCTTAAAACCCCGGGAACGTGATGTGCTCATGCTGAAAATCTTTGATGATCTATCCCACTATGAAATCGCTGACCGGCTGAACATAACAGAGAAAACATCGCAGCGGCTATTCGCAAAAGCTATACGGAAATTACAGGACGCCTTATAAACGGGGCGTCCTTTTTCTATGCCTTTTTCAGCCTATTTCAGTCATTTTGTTGTCAGTTCAAAACAAAAAATGCAGTTTAGAATGGTCTCATAAGGAGGACATGGCGAGAGCGGGCCAATGAGCCCGCGAGGACGCAAGGCGTCAATGCTGTGCCCTCCTATTTTTATGAAAGGAGATATGGAAAATGGCTGAATTTGCAAGCAAGGGTGTTGCTGGTGCCGGTCTGGGCCTCGGAATCGCTGGTACTGCGCTGGGCCTTCTGAACGGGGGCGCCGGCCTGCTGAATCTGCACAGCGGCATGGCCGGCTGCTGCTCCGAGAACACCGCCGTCAACCGCTACGAACTGAACCTGACCCAGGAGATCGCCTCCAAGGACGCCCGCATTGGCCTGCTGGAGTCCCAGGTCTACGTTGACCAGAAGCTGACCGACGTTGTGAAGGACTACACCGGCCAGATCAACGCGCTCCAGGCGCAGCTGGCGCAGCAGGCGGTCTTTAATGCCACCATCAACGGTACTGTGTCTTGTATGCAGGGCCAGATTGCGCAGCTCCAGAGCCTGACCAAGCTGGTTGTGCCCAACGCCAGCGTCTGTCCCGGCTGGGGCAACGTGACTATCACCCCCGCCACCACCACCACTACCACGCCCGCCGCCTGAAGGGCTGTTCCTGTCTCGGCATTCGCCCTGACAGCAGAGGAGCCGGCACCAAAGAAGGCCCGGACACGGAAAAAGGGGAAGGGTTGACGCCCTTCCCCTTTTTTAAATCAGGAGGTATTTATGGTTACAATGCAGCAGGTCAAAACCGGCCTTGTTAAATACATTGATACTGACGTTCTTCCCCATCTGACCGGCATTAAAAAGCTGGGCCTGGGCGTCTACACGGCGCTGGCCGCCAACAACGTGGTCGGCCTGATAGAAAAATACCGTGAACATCCGGCGGTTGCCGTGTTGGACGTGATCGACACCGACGGCAACGTGGATATCGACAAGCTATACCAGGCTCTTGCGCCGCAGTTTGCCAACGACGAAAAGCAGACTATCAGCATCCCGCTGATCGGTGACATGACTGTTGACCGCACCGACCTGGAAAAACTCTACCGCTACATCAAGGGGTGATAACCATGAAAATGATTGCTGAAATCGTTGAGGATATCCGCGAGGAGCTGGACAGCGCCGAGCACTACGCAAAGAAGGCCACCCAGTACAAGGGTATGGACGACCGCCTGTCCTCTATGTACGCCACTATGAGCGCTCAGGAACTGTCCCACGTTGATACTCTCCATGAGCAGGCTGTACGCCTGATTCAGGCGCAGCGGTCCGAGGGAAAGGAAATCCCCGCCGGTATGCAGGCCGTGTGGGATTGGGAGCACTCGCACATGATGGACCGCGTGGCCCGCATCAAGGTACTGTTGGAGACCGCCCGCCGGTAAACCCGTGTGTAACACCGTGTGCAATTTGTGTGTTAATTTTCGGTTTTCAATTACCGAAACCGGAATCACAAAACGTAATGCGGAAACTCCCAATCGTTTGCGAGAGTAAGAAAAAACCCTGTAGCTGTTGAAGCTACAGGGTTTTCTTTTTGGCGCAGAAGGAGGGATTTGAACCCTCGCGACGGTTTCCCGCCCTACTCCCTTAGCAGGGGAGCCCCTTCGGCCACTTGGGTACTTCTGCGTGCCGAATGAACATACCTTATAAAAGTGTGGCGGAGAGAGTGGGATTCGAACCCACGGATGCTTCCACATCGCCGGTTTTCAAGACCGGTTCCTTCAACCACTCGGACATCTCTCCACGTCCTGTCCAGGTCAAATGCAAAAAAGATTATACAATATAGTTCCCTACTTGTCAATCTCTTTTTTCATTTTCTTCAAAAACATAAAAAATGCCGCCGCGCTGTCTGCGCGGCGGCATAACTCATCATGCGAAGAACGCGTGGGCGCCGATGGTAGCAACATAAGTGCAGTTGCGGCTGAACCAGCGGCTGGAGGAAATGGAGGGATTGATAAAGTACAGGGCATTGCCTGCGGTATTAGTACCCTCCATAGCCAGCTTGGCGGCGATGACGCACTCCGCAGTGGGGGTACGATTGATGCGGCCGTTGGAAGCCGGCGTGAACTGATTCCGCTGGAAGATCACGCTGTAGACCGAGTTGGGGAACTGAGGGCTGGCCACACGGTTGAGCACCACGTTGCCCACAGCGATCTTACCCTCCAGAGACTGGTTGCCGCTCTCAGCGTAAATGATACGGGAGAGCCAGTACAGATCCTCCTGGTCGTAGAAGCTGTCACCGGAAGCAATAGGACCGCTGCCGGAAGTGATCTCGATCACGCTCTCTGCACCGTTCCAAACCACCTTGGCACCCAGGGCCTGACACAGGGTGCGGACAGGCACCAGCACCACACCATTCTCCAGCTTCACGCCATCGGGCACATACAGGTACCGGCCGTTGGCCACAATATACTTGGCGCCGGGGGCGATCTGCAGCTTCAGGCCGGGGGCGGTAACCTCCGCCTGGCCATTGTTCCACACGGCCACAGCTTCAGGATAAAGGGCCTGCACGATAGGCCAATAGGAGACGTACGTCATTTCATTTTCTACCTTGGTGGCAAACTCAGTCACCAGGGACGTACCATTTACTTCAAAGCTGACGCCGCTCTCAGCAGCGTACGCAGGCCCGGTCAAAGACACACAAAGGACCAGACTTGCGAGCGCGCAAAGGGCTCGTTTTTTCATTGTTAGGAATCCTCCTGTTACAGACTGTTACTTGTTGTTCATCTTTTTGTAACCACATTGTAACCACTTTCAAGCTAAAAAGTCAATAGGAAATTTTCCCGTTTTTTCTGAATCCATTGCAGCACAATGGATTCAGCTTTTAAATTTTTTCATCAAGTAAACATTTTATTGAATTATGTAACCAAAGATGGATACAAAAAATAACAAAAAGAAACAGTCTTTTACCATATGTTTCTCCCTGAAACTCTCTGTTGATTTACCACAATTCCCTGCTTGATTTTATAGTCTGGCCCACGCTTCCTATAGCCGCGCGCAGAGCCCCAGTTTTCGCCTTCCGCCCCATCAAATCAAAATTTTTTCTTTTTTCATTTTACCCCTTGACGTAGCAAAAAAATCTGCTATAATATAGTCCGTTGCCTGTCCTATGCAGTCAACTTGTAGAGCACTCACCATGGAGAGATGGCTGAGTTGGTCGAAGGCGCACGATTGGAAATCGTGTAGGCGTTAATAGCGTCTCGAGGGTTCGAATCCCTCTCTCTCCGCCAAAGAAGGACATGACCAAGGTCATGTCCTTCTTTTTATTTTCCTGCCGTCTGGTGCGCTATCGTCTCTATTTTTCCTTGACAATTTATCTTCTCCCCTCTATAATATTATTCAGCGCTCAGTTGGTCGGAATAATCTGATCCCCTGTTCAGCGCAGTTCAATTTCATCCGGGTGTGGCGAAGCTTGGTATCGCGCTTGGTTCGGGTCCAAGAGGCCGTGGGTTCAAATCCCGCCACTCGGACCATGCGGAGTGTCCTTATAGGATCTGAGTATCCTGCAAAGGCACTCCGCATTTTATTTACATCCATAGCAACACAAAACGCTAGATTGTGTGGGGGGCTTACCATAATGTCAGAGCATTATGAGCAGCTCCCCCACCACCGAGAATTCTCCTTGACAATTTGTTTCTTCTATTGTATCATGTTACAAGTAATTTGGAATAAATTATGCGCTAGTGTGGCTCAGAGGTAGAGCAGCTCACTCGTAATGAGCAGGCCGTGGGTTCGATTCCCACCACTAGCTCCAAAAAAGGCACGACATATGTCGTGCCTTTTTTGTTATTTTCCGGCGTTCTTGGTGCCCTCGCTGTCAAAGCGCCCGGCGCAGCTTCAGAATAGTTAGATTAATCTCTCCATCCACCGCATCTCCAGAGCCGGAATAGGTCAACGTAAACGTTGTGGCTGCTGGCGCCCGCAGAATAAGAAAGCTCGAGCCTGCCGCACTCCCACCGGCTGTACTGACAGCAAAATAGATCCCTGTCTCCAAATGGGTGGTACCGTTATAAGATGGCGTTACCTGCATATAGTTGGCCTGCCGAAAAACCGCTGATACCTTATAAGAAATCAAATAATAGCCAGGTTCCAGCGCAATAACCGTGGGACTGGCCTGGGTGATCTGCCCGGTTGGATCTGTCACATCCGGAAACACCACCAACTGACTCCCTCGAACAAGCGGATACTGATAATTTACATACGACGCAAACACATCATCTGGAGCGGTGCCGGCAGATCCAGTAGGGCCTGTGGGACCCGTGGGACCTTCTCCCCCCGCAGGGCCAGTTGGCCCCTGCGCTCCCGTCGGCCCTGTGGGGCCGGTGCTGCCCACCGCTCCTGTTGGGCCCATGGGACCCGTTGCTCCTGTTCCTGCAGGGCCTGTGGGGCCTGTTGGGCCGACAGGGCCCGTATCACCCGCTGCCCCTGTGGGACCTGTTGGGCCTGTGGAACCGGCTCCATCGGCCCCTGCAGGGCCTGTAGGACCTACTGGGCCAATACTGCCAGTCGCCCCTGTGGGACCCGTAGGGCCTGTTGGACCGGTACTGCCCACTGTCCCCGCCGGACCCATGGGACCTGTTGGGCCGGCATTGCCCGTTGCTCCTATGGGGCCTGTGGGACCAACACCGCCTGTTGCCCCTGTAGGGCCGGTAGGTCCCTGCCAGATACAGCAGGGCGGTCCGCTCGGGCGAAGCGGGTCCGGATTATAATATCGATACTGCTCGTTTTCCCATCGCCGCAC